TACAAGTAAAGACCAGGGGAGAAATGGCAATAATGAACAGTATACACAGATACCCTGCAGAGGTTAGGGATCTAATTAAATTAACTAACAAATTAAAAAGTAAAACAAATGGCAAACAACAAACTAAGTGATCTAAGAGATCATATCTTTATGGCATTAGAAAGATTAGCAGATGAGGGGCTAACAAGTGAGCAGGTAGCTCAAGAGGTGGATAAGGCTAAAGCAATAGCTCAATTATCATCTACCATCATAGCCAGTGCAAAGGTGGAAATAGATTATATCAATGCAGTAGGATTAATAGACAGTCAAAGTGAGCTGTTTAAATCAGTAAACCCTAAATTATTAGCATGATAGCAAGGATAGAACAGATAATAGAAGAGCAAAATTTAAAAGAGCAAACAAGGTACCGGTACTTAGTACATAGGAGGTGGTATTTGTATACTCTATTGCGTAGGCATGGGATAACTTTAAATAGAATTGGTAAGATCTGTAACAGAAGCCATGCAACAGTTATTCATGGGATTACACAAGCTAACTACTTTCTAGATACTAATGATAAACTTTTTTTATTAGATACCCTGGAGCTTCAAAAGGAATTTGCAGGAGTAGAGATAGTGTTTGAGCAAAGAAATTTGATTAAAGATGTGCAGGATTGCAAGTCTATGTATCACTTATCACTAGTGCAGGCAAGGATATTTAATAACCAATACAGAAACTACCAGCATGATTAATGACGCTATGACACATTCTCTTATTAACAGCTGCTGTAACTTTTTACATTATTCTATAGATTTTTTTTATTTTATTTTGCGTCATTTGCGTCATAAAACTCTAATAGTTAATACTAGTATAGTTATTAGCCATGACAAGTGCAATAAATTTGCGTCATTTTGCGTCATGGACTTGTCATGTAGAAATAATGATTACATTTACAGCCCAACTAACTAACTATGAACATATCTGTATTTAAAAGCCTATTCAATTCTAAAGAAACTCCCTACACTCAAGATGTGGTGGATGTTTACAATAGGATAAAGGAAGGCTACCCCGAATTAATTGATAAGATAACTGCTCTTAGAGCTATGGAGGAGGATGATCCTGCATACAGCAGCCTAAAGAACAGCCTCAGGGCTATCATGTTTAATGGCACCTTTAATGAACGTAATGATAATGGCCTTATTGAGCACTCAGGGCTTTGTATATTAGATTTTGATGATTACCCTAGCAGTAAGGTAATGAAAGCTGAGAAGGCTAGACTAATGGAGTGCCCTAATGTGTTTATGATATTTGTATCACCATCCGGTAAAGGCCTAAAGTGCGTGATTAAGATACCACCATCTGATAAATTCACGCATAAGAGAAGGTTCAAAGCATTTCAGGAGTTTATTGATAGTGATTACTTTGATGCTAGTAGCTGTAATGTTAGTAGAGTTTGCTTTGAGTCTTATGATCGTGGTGCCTATATAAATTTAGATGCTGAGGTATTTGATTTGATAGAAGAGGAGAAAGGGCATAGCTCATTTGAAAGGGTGCCAGTGCTACCCATGACTAATGAAGCTAACATTATTGAGAATATAATGAAGTTTAACCATGGAGATACATCTAATGGTAGGAATAATTGGGTATTTAAAGTGGCCTGCTGTTTTTGTGAGTATGGCATAAGTGAAAGTACTGCTAAATTTTACCTGCACCAATTTGAGGATAAGACCTTTGGCAAAATAGAAATTAATACCTGTGTAGGATCTGCATATAAAACAGCTGATAATGCAACTAAATACTTTGAGGACTTTGAAACCATCATTAAAGTAAAGACAAAACTAAAAGAGGGTATCTCCCCCGGTGATATCTCTAAGCAGTTAAACATTAAGCCTGATGTGGTTAAGGATGTAAAAAAAGATGTTGCTAATAGTGAGGATGTATTTTGGAATGTTAGTGATAAAAAAGTGGTAACAGTAGATCCTATGAGGTATCGTGATTTTCTGTACAAGTATGGCTTTAACAAATACTATCCTGAACGCTCAGAGAAACCCACCTTTGTGAGGGTAATAGAAAATAAAGTTAATCTATCCTCAGTGGACCAGGTAAAAGATTTTGTTTTAGCCTACCTAATGAAGCAGAAGCAGGTAGATGTATGGAACTACTGTTCTAAAAGTCCCTACCTATTTACAGATGGCCACTTATCCATGCTAGAGCCTATTGGCTTAATGATGCTGCAAGATACTAAGGATGTAAGCTTTATACCTTATCGTAATGGAGTAGTTAAGATTACAAAGGATAAGATAGATATTGTGCCCTACATTGATATAGATGGCTACATTTGGGATAGGCAAATTATTGATAGAGATTACAAGCCAACTAAGAGCATAGAAAATGACTTTAAGAGCTTTGTATCTAAAGTATCTGCAGATGATGAGCAGAGGGTGAATGCTTTAGAGACTACCCTAGGTTATTTACTCCATACCTACAAAGATAAAACAGATCAGAAAGCAATAATCTTTAATGATCAGGAGATAGATGATAACCCTAATGGAGGGAGTGGTAAAAGTTTAGTGCTTACAGCTATTGGTAAGATTAGAAATATAGTTAAGATAGATGGTAAAGCATTTAACCCTCAGAAATCTGATTTTGTTTATCAAAGGGTGAATTTAGATAGCCAGATCCTGGCCTTTGATGATGTTAAAAAGAACTTTGACTTTGAGCAGTTATTTAGTTTAATATCAGAAGGGATAACAGTAAACAGAAAAAATAAGGATGAGATCTTTATACCATTTGAACGCTCCCCTAAGATTGTGATTACTACCAACTATGTGATAAGTGGTGCAGGTGGTAGCCATGATAGGAGAAGGCACGAAATAGAGTTTAATCAGTACTTTAATGCACAACGTAACCCACTAGATGAGTACGGTAGATTATTATTTGACAGCTGGAGTGTAATTGATTGGTTAGTATTTGATAACTACATGATCAGTAACCTGCAGAAATTCCTATCAATGGGCCTTGTTAAAGCTGTAGCTATCAATGCAGATCATAAGAGATTTATCTCAGCTACTAATAAGGAGTTTTATGATTACGCTATTGAGGGTAACATTACTTTAGATGCTATGCACTATAACAATACATCTATTCAGGACTTTCAGACTTACACAGGTGGATGGAGTGATCTAAATGCTCAAAGGTATTTAAAGATGGTTAATGAGTACTGTAAGTTTAAGGGGTACAATTTGAAAAAAGATAGGAATGTAGGAGGTAGATACTTTATAATTACTAAGATATGATACAGATAACAAACGAGGATAACATGCAGCTTATGGCTAGGTATCCTGATTTTTATTTTGACTTGGCTATAGTTGATCCTCCTTATGGGATTGATTTAGCTAATATGAATATGGGGATAGGTAATACACCAAAAGCTTCAAAAGCAAAAAATAGAAAATGGCAAGCAAAAAATTGGGATAATGAAATACCTAAAGATGATTATTTTCAAGAATTATTTAGAGTGTCTAAAAATCAAATTATTTGGGGGGGTAATTATTTTAATTTGGGTATATGTAATAAATTTATTATTTGGGATAAAGAAATACCTAACGGATTATCTTTCTCAGATTGTGAGTACGCTTGGACTTCTTTTAGTGGTGCAAATAAAATATTTAGATATTCTGCATACTTAAATAAAAGCGAGAAATTTCACCCAACACAAAAACCTCCACAACTATACAAATGGCTCTTAGACAAATACGCAAAGGAAGGAGATAAGATACTTGACACTCACTTAGGCTCAGGAAGTATAGCAATAGCCTGCCATGATTTTAAATTTGACTTAACAGCCTGTGAACTTGACAAAGAGTATTTTGATAAAGCAATGCAAAGAATTAATAATCACATGGCACAACAAAAACTATTCTAATGAACAAAGACAACAAAGCTAGATTAAAAGAGCTAGAAATTAAGTACATGAGCTACCGGTACCCATCAGCACCAGGGCACATTATACCACTAACCAAGTACAGTGATGCTACAGCTAATGGCTTGACTAAATGTATTAAAGACTTTCTAAACTACTCACAGCACCAAGCTGAAAGAATTAATACAATGGGAGTATTTAGGCAAAGCTATAGAACCGATGGCACTAAGACTGCAGGGCAGTGGACCAAGGGCACCGGTACTCCAGGATCTGCAGATATATCTGCTACTATTTATGGGAGATCTGTAAAGATAGAGGTAAAGATAGGTAAGGATAAGCAGTC